TTCTTTTACCTCTTAGAATTTATCAAAGTCAGCTTGTGTTGCCACTTGCTGATATTTGTAGTCATCGTTGTGGGATTCCTTGATGATATCCATCACGAATCCATAGTCAAGGCAATCCAGGTCAGACAATGAAAGCCCGACCTGAATGCACCTTAATGTATAGAGAGCAGTGTTCATTTCTCGTTCACTGCGTCTCCGGCTTTTTTTTTGTCCTCGCTTAAGCTTTTGGTGTTGCCTATATAGAGGTCTATAATGCTATCTGCGGCTTCTGCGAGGTCAAGCGGCTCAAATTTATCAAGCCAATCAATATACGCTTCCTCATTAAGCTTGTTCATGTCCTTTTCAGGATCAGCGGAACAAGCCATGATGAAAGCTAACTGCTGAAGGGCTGACACGCCAAGGCCGCTGTCGCCCTCAACTTTTTGAAACTCTGTCATAAGGTCCTGTCCGAATACATGCCTATATCTCAAAGCAGTTGCGGCGGTTGCCTTCATGGGGATGCTCAATTCCCCGACTTTTATCTCTCTATACATATGTTTTTACCTCTCTATCAGGTGGTTACAACGGGTGTCAGTGAACTGGGCTGATAAACTGCATCGAACCAGTTTGCATAAGGTGTGTCACCCTCTTTGCAGCGTGCCTTAACAACATCCTTCTTGATGTCATCGTTGTAAACAGATACAGCAGTAAGAGTAAGAGTCTCGGTCTGAGGCTCGATTGTCTCCTCTGTAGTATTTCCGCTTACAGAAGGTCTTGTTGCTGTGCAGTTGTAAAGGACATGACGTGTGTTCTTGTCATCTCCCTCAAACTGGAACAGAAGAGCGAAGGGAACTGTCTTAGCGCCTGCATCCTCAACAAGTACTCCAGCAGCATCAGCAACCTCACCGAGTACTGCTGTGCGGAATCCATCAGGGATAAGAGCGCTCTCAAAGTCTCCTGAGTAACCGTTATTGCTCTGGCCTACCCAGTAGTCAATATTATCTGCTCTGAACTTGGTTGTGTCGCCCTCAGCATCAAGTGAGAGGCTTACAGCACCGGGCCATGCTACGGGTGTGCCATAGGTCGCAGAATTGTCTGTGTCCAAGGTGCACACTGCGAAGAAGACATTCTTAAGGCCGTATTTTATGCGATTAGCCATTGATAATTACCTCCATTTCATACGCGATTTGCCACATACTCTGCGAAGAGATGTAGTTCTCCTCTTTGTAGTATGTAAGGCCGTTATCATTTAAGATCTTCTCCAGATTGGCTTCCTGTTCGAAGTCCTTCTCTGAAGTGTAAAGCTCAATGTTTAGCTTGGGGATTCGCTGATAGTTTGTGTTGTCAGCGCAAAGATCATCGGTATTGCTATAGAAAAAGCAAACAAAGGGGGGATTCTGAGACGTTCCCTCGGGGAACTGATAATAAGCATATGGAAGGCCTATAGATGCTACCATGGTGTTGATTTCTTCGTGGGTCATAACTTACTCTTTACCTCCCTTTCAAAAACTCTTACAATCTTCTCCTCTACCTCAGCAATATGAGGATAAGCGGGAACCTCGTCCTTCCCGAGCTCCTTATTGATAACTCGGCCCGTACCGTTCTTCAGAACGTGTCCGAACTCCAACAGATGCGGAAGTCCCGCCTCGGTGTTGTAGATGGTTCCCTGGGTCGAAAAACGCCCCGTCTCATGTGAAGTAGTCCAAGACTTTGAATACTTCTTGCTTCTCTTGCTTGAAGTGCCGACCGCCTTTGCTGATTGCGAACGAAGGAGCTTTACGCCCTGCTGAGTGACCTTCTTGGTAACTTCATCAAGATTGCCCTTCACATCGTCACTATACTCAGCCAGCAGTTTATTCATCTGCTGTTCAAAGTTATCCAGCATTAACTTAGCCATGATCTTAACCTCATGTCGTTGTCGTTGTTGTGGTAGGCATCACGGGCGTAACTCCCGCTCCATTTGTCCCGCCTTTGCGCTCAACGTATAGCTCTATCTGATCATTCCTCTTAAAAAAAGTGCGATATACTGCGTACTCAGCTCCGTTGTACTCCACAATAGGCTCGTTGTTGTAATCAGCGTAAAACATCGTGAACTTGAGCTCAGGGTTAAGGCCGTTCCGTCCACCCTCGAAGAACTCTCTCTGGGTGATGCTGTCAACCTGCGCAAATACCTGAGTGCTTGTCCTTGTAGGTCTCCACACTCCGTACTTATCCTGTGTCCTTGTCACGCTTATTAAGTTAATTACTGTACTTCTGTCCATGTGGTGTACCCCGTAGCCATCGAAAGCTGTGCTTTCTGTTCGTCATAACTTGCCTTCAAGCGGTCGTACTGATCCGGCTCGCCAAAGCTCATCTTGCAATATGTAATTATTGCCCTGGTGATAATGGCATCGAGTGCAGCGTCTGTTGTCACAGGAACCACTACTCCGGCAATGCCGAGGTCAATCTTTGCCGCATCAATCAGATCATTAAGTTCTGAATCGAAGGCGGTTGTTGTTATTCTGAGTGCAAGCTTAACTTTTTCCAGCATCGTAATATACCTCTTTAAAGTTCTGAACGCTGTTCTCATAGATATCCTGGTATTCAGGATAGACGGTTATATGACCAATATGGCCCAGCTTCACGGTAGGCTCTGCCCAAATCTCAAAGCCAAGGTCCAGCGCCCTCTTACAGAAGGCCAAGTCCTCACCAAGCTCCCTCATCGGGAAGAAGCACGTCCCGTTTGCCTTGTATACTGTCTCAATAACCTGAGTCTTAATCAGCACACAGGCAAAGCCACAACCGCCAATCTTGAACGGTGCTATAGGATATTCACACCCCTCCCATCGGTCTGCACTTGGCCATATCTTCTTAAAAATACAGCTCATGTGCGGAGCTCTTCTTCCGTGGGCAATACCTGTCACGAAAGGCTTACCACACTCCATGAGGTTTTCCAGAAGGTCTTCCGTAAAGATCATGTCGGAATCCAGCCACAGTACATGAGTGAACCCCTTGTCTATGGCCTTCCTTGCCAGTTTGTCACGCCCCACATAAACGAGGGTACCGCCCTGGAAGTCAACCTCAAAATCAACTCCATCTTCATCCAGCTTGCGGATCAGCTTCGTAAAGCAATCAACAAACTGGAAGTGCATATAATCATATGTTGGAACAGCTATCAGTAACTTCATTTCTTTCCCTTTGTGGTCTTTCTAACCTTTGTTTCTACCTTTGCAGGTTCCTCGGGTGTCTCTATTGCCGCCGGAGCTTTGACAGCAACCTCCACGGCTGACCCTACAGATGTAAGGAAGTGACACTCGGCGGGAGAGACCTCAACGATCTCCCCTGCCTTGTGATTTATCCTTGCATCTCTAAGTAATTTAACCTTCATCAGGTTGTAGCTGCCGCAGGCTTAGCAATGTTGCAGAATCTGCCGCATGCTGTCAATGCGTGAGCTGCATACTGTCTGCCAACGATCTTAACCATATCCTTCTCAGCCTCGGTCACGTCATCATACTTGATAACGATTCCGTCACCCTCTGGGTAGTTAACCTGAACACCACTGAGGTCACCTACGAAAGCGTAAACTTCATTTGTTGAAGCGCTGTCGTAAGCTGTGAGTGCGCTTGAGAATGCAACTGGAAGACCCATGAAAGGATCAAAAGCGAAGTTGCCTGCTGCCTGAGCTGCTACAAAGTTAGCGTATGTGAGCTTGTTCATAACGATAACAGGGTTAGCTGCTTCGTCTGAAAGGTTTGCAAATGCCTCAGCAATAGTTGTGAGTGCAGGAGCTGCTGTGATCTTAGCTGCGGAAGCCTCATCTGCATCAGCAGAAGTGCTAGCACCCTTAACATCAGCAACTACAAGAGCTGCAAGCTTCTTAATGATCTGGTATGTAAGCTCATCATAGATGTAGCGAACGAGGTACTCGCCGCCCATAGCGATAGCTTCATCAGATACATGAATCCACTTCTTGATGTTCTTTGGAATCATTGTTACGATTCCGAGTGTCAGGCTCTCTTCTGTAGGAGCTGTTGTTCCCTCATCGTGAACATAAGCGCCGTCAGCTGAAAGCTCGAATGCAACCTTAAGATTGCCACGGATGTAGGTCTTCTTAACTCTGGAAAGGATGTCATCCTTCTCCCAGGCTGTTCTGATGATCTCGTCTACGATTGTAGGAACGGGAACACTGCCGGAAGCATCAACAGTAAGAAGTGCTCTGCACTCTCTGTCATCCTCGTTAACCAGGTATCTTGCAAATGCGTCTACGTACTCTTTTGAAGCACGGATCTCTTCGTTTGTCTTCATTTCTCTCTTCTCCTCCTTAAATTCAGTGATGATCTCGCCAGCACCCTCTGTAACTGCTGCGCGGATCTCTTCTTTCTGAGTTTCCTCAGCCTTGCGAGCTTCAATCTCTGCGTTGATAGATCTTGTCTCGTTTTCAAGAGCATCAAGGTCAGCGTCCTCGTTCTCGATCTCGACAACGATTGCCTGCTTGCGAGCCTCCAGCTCTTCGATGTTCATATCTTTGATTTCCATACTTATACCTCCGCTAAAATTCGGATCTTCTGCTTCTGAATCTCGCGCTTCTCTCGTTCAAGTCTCTCCGCTCTCTCCGCTTCAATCACTCCGTTGAAGTAGTCACGAGTTGATACGCTTAATTCGGTTGTAGGATTTGCAGGGAAGCTCACCGGTGAGACGTCAAACACCTTGGCTATCCTGTCTATAATCCTTGTATGAGTGGCGCGGTCATAATGATCCTTTGCCACAGTAAACGCGAAGGACATCTTGGGATAATTGCCTGCTTTGATATCCTCAAAGAGGTCCCTTGCCCTCTGCGTTTTACTCAAATCAGCTCTCTGGCCCAGACCGTGTTCGTCCACCCAGAGTTCAACAGTTCCGGCTGAGGTCCTAGCATATACAGGGCCTTCATGATCTACGCGGAACACGCAATCTGACATGTCGGCCTCATCAAAGGCCTTCGGGTCAATCTGCTCAAAATACTCTTCTCCGTCCTGCTCGAAGAGCATGTATCTTTCAAACGTGGAAGCGTAACCCTCAACAGCGTAGTTAACCTCTTCACTCTGTGAAAGCCTCATCTCCATGTTTCTGTATTCTCTCTCTTTATTTTTATTCATAGCGCAATACCCTCCTTTATCTTCCAGGATTGACTTCCCGGGCGCAGATAATTGTAATAATAAAGCGGCATATCCCAATCCCTTATACGTGGGTTCTTTGCCATCATTCTGTTGTTCCAACTCACATCACTAAGGTGTTCCGTGCCAAAACGTGTATTCCCAATAAATGAGCGCCGCCAACACTTCGACCACACCGCAATCCATCTGTTGCCACGATTGCCCGTGGGTGTTGCATAGCCCCTGTGCTGGAAGATAAACGAAAATGCAAGAACGTCTATCTTGTCGGGAACTTCCTGAGCCAGCTGTTCAAGAACAAATTGATGTAACCACCAATCATCATCATCAATCCAGAGAACCCAATCCCCGGTAGCATGATCTAATCCATAATTCCTCGCCATGCCTTCATTGTGGAAGGGCACCGGATAAACCTTGTCTGTATATTCCCTTGCGATCTCTTCTGTCTTATCAGTGCAGGCATCACAGACCACAATAAGTTCATAATCCTTAAAAGATTGAACAGCCACCGAATCTAAGGCTTTTCTTATATATCCCTCAGCGTTATGAGTGGGGATAATTATACTGAATAATGGACTCATCAATGATTACTCCAATATTGTTTAGTGCTCTCAATGGTTCTATGAT